CCTTTGCCGCCCGGTTGATCGTGCGTTCTGAGCCATCGTGGCGCGTTTGGCGGCCATCCTGCCGGTCGTCGTTGGCGCCGTTTGCGAGCCCAGGTTGCCGGTTCCGCTTGCTTCACACGATTGCACAATCCCCCGCCCTGGTAGCTGAGTCTGTGAAACCCTGCGAAAAAAGCAAAACGACCGGTTGGCTGTCCCGGTCGTCCCGTGTTTGCTCAAACCGTCTCGGTCCGAGTATGGCTCCTACCGAGCGTAGACGTTCAGGCCCAAAAAGACCGGACCCTTGTCGGTGTCGATTCGCTTGTTGCCTGCCGTCGTGGCGACCAGTTCGCTTCGCCCTGACTTGCTCTGTCCCATGCGCCGTGAGAGATCGATCTTGAGCATGAGGATTGGCCCGTCCAGTGTGGCGAGGATGTTTCGCCCCGCAAGGTCGGAGGGATCGAATCCTCGGCCGCTGGCCTTCACTGCTGCATCAGCAAGAAGCTTCGCGTTGGCTTCCCTCAGTGACGCAATCTCGGCCAAGATGTCGTGCTGTTCCTTCGTGCTGGCCGTTGCGACTGACTTGTCCACTTTCGGTTGTTCAACATTCAATGTTGCCATTGTTGCACTGTCTTTCTTCTATTCTGGGCTGTATTGCCCACGACTGGCCAGGTTTGCATGGACCATCCACTCCGCGGATGGTGAGCCTAACTGGCAAGCCGGTTGTCAATTCCAGACTTGGCCTAGGCCGTGGTGCGCCTGGTGACACGACCTGTAGCACGCGACCTGCCAACACGTTTTTGCTGGCAAATTCGCGCATTTTCGTGACGAAGTCGCCTGCGATGCGTACTTTCATGTGTCGGAACCGCGACCTTTCTGGGTCGGCATGGACCGTGCCATTTTTTGCGATGCACACTTTGAGCCAATTGTCAAGGTCAATCTTCATGCCACCTGCGCATTGTAGCTCATCACAAGGTTGCCCATGATTGCACCTAATCGGCGATGCCTACACATATGCTCATGAGGACACTTGCTTACTTATCGATGCACGCCGCCGCATCAATCAAGGACTGAGCCAACATCGGCATCATGTAGTGTGCCAAAGCGTGAGCATACCTGCACATAATTGCACTAGATCAATGAGCTACCCATACATACCTATGAGGCCACATAGTTGCACAATGCTGCGTCGTCAAAGGCTGAGCCAATGTGCAATACTGTGAAGGGGTGGGGACCCCCTGCAACAACCATGCCAACCGCCGGCGGGGTGGTGTCACTGCGAGGGAAAATTTTATTAAATATCGAACTACACACTTTTGCACAAACTGTGTCACCCTTCCCTGGTGCATGTGACACACCCACTCCGCAATGGCACCTAAACCCTTTAGCTACAATACCTTACCTGGTGTGTCGCTCTCCTTAATTTCGCCTCAGATTTGCCGGTCTAGACGGGGAGGACCCCCGCCAGAGGGGTCCCTCTACCGTCGTCTGTGTCGCTTCTTATATATAGGGGGTTTGACACACCCGACACAAATTGCTGTAAGTGCTTGGTTCTAAAGGCCAAACTGCTGTGTCGGATGGTCCCAAAATCTATGATAAGCGACACACTTGTGTCATTTCTGTAAACCTATGTGCAGTTATGGTCAGGAAGGTTGACAATTCCGAAGCAGATGTGTTAAAATCACAACTATGGCTATCATACCTTTAATCGCTCTTGTCTTAATGGTCTGGTTAGGATGCCGTTCTATGTCACATCGTAGCTCTGGTGCCTAACAAGAACTATCTCACTGGCCGAGCTTACGAGTACAAAGCCAAGAAGGTTCTTGAGGAGGATGGCTATACCGTTATTCGGGCAGCTGGAAGTCATGGTTTGTGGGATCTTATCGCCGTCCGGGGCACTGAACCAGTTAGATGTATCCAAATTAAACGCACCAAATCTCCAGGCGGAGTAAAGCAGCTTTTTGGCCGTTTCAAGCCCCAAGTCAATGGTGATGCTTCTACCCACTATGTGCATGAACTATGGGTCTGGTACAAGGGCCAGTGGCACACTCTGGGGGCAGGCTAAAGAAAGTACTTGACAAACTGTGCTAAAGTATGCTAAAATGCTAAGAGCACCCAAAGTTTCATAAATCTCCACCGCCCCGCCCAACACAGTCCCACTCCCTCCTGCTGTTGTGGGGCAAATTCAGGGCGACCGCAAAAATAGACATCCAGCCCCGCTGGGTGAAGCCGGGGCAAGCGGTCCCACATTTTCTCACCTCTCCCTAACCCGCCATGACTGAGACAGGAACCCCCGCCCCCTAACCCCTCCTGTGCAAGACTATTCCGACCGTCTCATGTCAATCCAAGAATACGACACATTTTGCTGGAACCAAACCCTTCGTCTCAAAGAGGCACAATATCAGGCCACCGACAAGGCTGTGCATGTATCCAATGTGGGATCGCACGCAACCGGGCCAAAGCGGCCGTCAATGGATCAGCAGGAATATCAGCTCAGCTTGCCACAAAAGATACCACAGAGGCCCTAGAACGGCCTACAACGCCCCAGGAGACACTTTCTTCGGTTTCGGTTACTCCCACCTTTACCCAGATTGCAAAGGTCCCAGAAGCCCCGCTAGGCCCCTTAAACGCTGACGACGAACCAGACACCCCTCGAGCCCCAAGGATGCCCCTACGGGATCGGGTTGTCCAATACATCTTCGGACGCCAGCAGGGGATGACACAAGCTGAGATTGCCCAGAAGATGGGTATCCGGCACACGACACTTAGTTCTATCCTCGCCAAGGCAACCAAGGCTGGCCTCCTAGAATTCGACCTCCCAGCCGACCGTCTTGAGCACGAACTCCCATCACGGATTGTTGATAACATCAAGGAATTCCTCGGACCCACTGCTGAAGACAACCATCGCCTTAAGATGACTATTGAGGCTGCTAAAGGAATGGGCCTTTTTAAGAGTCATCAGGCAGTCAAGATTGACGGTCCCGCTGCTGGAACCATCCTCGCCTTGAACATCCAATTCCAGGATTCTAGTGACGGAGTCCAACGACAGGCTGGGAATATTGTGGGGACTCCTAAGACGATTGATGTGGAAGTGATCAAATAATATGGCTACTTCCAATGGTGAAGCTGCTAAGAAACCTGGATTCTGGAAGCGATTAGGTCTCGGACTGTTGGACTTTGTGGCAAAATTCATGAATCAGGGGCCTCAGTAATGCCCTTCCAGTCAGAAAAGCAGCGTAGATTCATGTGGGCCAAAGAGCCCGCCATCGCCAAGAAATGGGCGGCTGGTAAGCACTCTTCCAAGGGTCCCCATAAGATGCCGAAGGAAAGTGCTGCCCTTAAGGGTCTTAAAAGCGCTAAGCCAAAGCCATGAAACTTACAGAATCACTCATAAAGCAGTTTGAAAATGATCAGCTTCAGTATGGAACAGAGGCTGCTATATATAACCTTTTTTGGGCACAAGCTGCTGAGTTATTCAAAGACTTAGGTATAACAGATATTAAGACGAGAATTAAACACCTCAAAGTAGCATAAGCGTGGCACAGTGGATTCACCTCCCCGGAGAACCTCTCTACTCGCAGCCAGACCAGATTGCATTCCTCGAAGCTCGTCGCCGTCGCCTCTGTCGGCAATGTAAAATTGAGTACAAGTGCCCTGAACATCTCGTCTGTCCGAATTGTGGACAAGCAGGAATTCGCATCTTTGACCGTCTCACCATCATGGCGGGTCGTCGATTTGGGAAGTCCAAGATAGGTTCCATTGCCGGAGTTGAAGAAGCTACCGTTCCACATAGCATTGGATGGGCTTGCGCCCCTACGATCCCGAAGCTCCACCGCTATGTAATCCCGGCTTTCCAGCAACTCATTCCAGACGAATGGGTTGAGAGTTGGAACTCCGAGTTTAAGGATCTTCGCCTCAAAAATGGTGCTCTGATCCACTTTCAGACATTAGAGGATCCTGATCAGGGTCGTGGGCAGGGACTAGACTGGTTATGGATTGATGAAGTTTCCGAACTTACTCAGCAACACTGGGATGTCATTCGACCATCCCTCGCAGGAAACACGGTTGCCTTCTTCACCACAACCCCCAGAGGCTACGACTGGGTCTACGAACATCTTTACAAGCCAGCTGAGCTTGGGGATAAAGGTTACTGGGCTTGTCATGCGAAGTCCGTTGACTCCGCGAATCCTCGTATCAGCCAAGAGTTCCTAGCCCGCGAACGACAGCAGATGTCGGACGCGATGTACCGGCAGGAATATGAAGCCGACTTCGTTACCTTTACTGGGGCTGTCTATGGAGACCTTCTCCTCCCCCAAGTTATTCGAGATGATATTGAACTGAAGCGCTTCCTTCCTGAATGGCCGAATATTGATGCAACACGTCAGACACTAATCGGGATCGATACTGGAGCTGATCACCCATTTGGGGCTGTTCGACTGGTACTGACAGAACAAGGAATTGTCGCAATTGGGGAATACCTCGAACGGGATAAGTCCTTCTTTCAGCATGTGCAGGCTTTAAAGCGCCTTGCTCAGGGTAATCCAGTCAAGTACGCAATCAACAAGAATGAACGCCAGCCCATTATTGAGTTCTCTCAGCATGGGATTAACTGTAACAAGGCGGAGAATGATCAGCAGGCTGGGATTGAACGGGTAAAAACGTGGCTACACACGAAGCAGCTGTTCTTCTACGAGCCAACGGTTCCACTTCTTGTCAAGCAACTCAAAGCCCTTCGCTACTCAAATCCCCGTGAAGACCAGCAATCAATCGGTATTACGAGGGTCTTCAAGAAGGATGATGAGCTTCCGGACTGTCTCAGATATGCCTTGATGATGTGGCCTACCCTGCCCAAAGCGGCAATCGTTGGAAGTGGTCGTGACATTAGCCAACTCCCTCCAGACATGCAGAGAGTCATTGAACGCATGCGAAAGCATGACAAGGCTCGTGAAGAAGCTGATCAACCAACAACTATGATTGCCAACGACTTCTGGCTCTAACGATGCGTGCAAGTAGGCAGTTCAAGCTCAAGATGCTGCATGGCCCACGCAATAGGGCGACCATTATCTACTGTCCTCGTTGTGGGGTGTTTATGTCCCCAAAGTGGCCATGCAAGCGTTGCATAGACTGGGGCTTAACGGATCGGCCAAAAGGTCTACGACCTAATGGAAAAAGTAACGGATACAATAGACATAAGGGAGCGTAATCGGCATGTGGATCCCACAACTCGTCGTTGAGTATCTCAAAGTTAGTAAAGAAGCTGTCGATGATGTTCGAGAGGACCTTGCAGCTGTCAGAGCTGAGCGTGACACATTGCGTGTTCAGCTCGCAACAGCCACGGTCAACTTCGATTGGCTCCGTGCGAAGGTTAATCAGCTTGAATATGAGAACAAAGCCCTCATTGAGAAGGCTTACGCAATCAAACTACCTGTCCCTGAGCTAAGCCGCCGCTCCTCTGGGATGGACATGCTAAACCTTGACAATGGGTTCAATGACATCGGGGAAGACCTTGCTAAGGCATTAGGACTCCCTGTCTACGAGAACCAATCTAATTCATAAGACTGTGAATGGCTGAATCCTATTATCCTTCTGATCCGACACAGACAAATAGTCTGAGTGCCACTCCAGATATGGAGATGGTTGCTCCACCTGTGAACGACATGATGGCCCCAGAAAAGCTTCTGGCTGTTTTTGAGAAGTGTAAGAAGGAGTCCTTTGCCTCCCGCTGGGTATGGGAACGGGAGTGGCTTCGTGATCTCTACTATGTCACGAATCGGCACTGGATCTACTGGCATCCATCACGTCGTGAATGGGTCGATAAGCGGCTACAGAAGAATGTTCCTAGGCCAGTGACCAATAAGATGGCGGAGGTCGTCCAGTCTCTTCGTGCAACCTTTGGGTCTATTACTCTTGGTGTTATCACTCAACCTATAGGGCACAATACCGAATCCGTCGCTACGGCTGAAGTCGTAGACAAGCTCGCTCCACTGATTCACGAAGAGCATAAGATGAATCAGGTCATGCGTGAAGGGGATTTCTGGCTCCTGACAAATGGGAGTGTCTGTATTCAGACGAGTTGGGATACGGATATTCGCTTTAACCGCATTTTCATTGCGTTTGAACAGTGTATGGCCTGTGGAACGACACTTCCCCCGGCAGAAATCGTTAACAATAACGAAATGTGTCCGGCCTGTGGTGGAACGCAGTTCCAGAAAGCATCTAACCCAGATGGCACACCTCTTGGTGAGTGGTCTGGCTATGGAAAAGGTAAGACTGTTGCCCTGTCCCCATTCGAGTATGCGCTTCCCCCCAATGTAACCCGTTTTGACGAGACACCATACATCATTCGCATGCGATGGAGGGATAAGCACTACTATGAAGCGAATCACCCAGATATCGTGCATAAGATTGTCTGGGAAAAGACGCCCAAAGATCGCTCTGTTCAGATTTTCAAGTCCCTCGCTTTCATTAATGACCTTGGTGCTGGGAATAGTTGGGGCACAATGGGCGGGTCTGGCGGCGAGGATATCGAGGGTGTTACTGAATATGAACTCTGGGTGAAGCCAACGCTCAAATACCCAGAGGGCTTAATCATGCGCGTGATTGGGGAATCATCCCCAATGCTCATTACGAAGCCTGATGAGAGCATTCCTGGACCTCTTCCATACAAGGATCGAGACGGCGCACCACTCTTTCCCTTTGCGTTTGCCATTTTTGAGCATATTGGTGGCAGGCTCTACGGTCGAAGTGTCCTAGCACCCCTCATTCAGAAGCAGGATCAGCTCAATCAGCTCGATTCCTTGATCCAAATGATCATCCAGAGGACTGCGAACCCTGTTTGGATCGTCCCAGAAGGCTCTGGTATCGACCAATTTACTGGTGATCCTGGTTTGGTACTCAAATATAACCCCCTCGCAGCGGGTGGAGCTGGAAAACCAGAGCGAATTGGTGGGGAAAACGTCCAACCTGCCCTGTTTAGGCTCCGCGAGCAATATCTAAAGGACATTGAGGAGTTGGCAGGTTGTTTACATGGTGATACTGTAATCCCATGTCTCGATGGAGTCGTTAGAACCATGAAGGAACTGTCTACAGAGTTCCCAAATGGTGGAATGTGGGTATACGGTTTTGATTGTGAGACAATGCGCGTTGTCCCATCATATGTAGAGAAGGCATGGAGTACTGGGATCAAGAAAATGGTACGTGTATCATTTGAAGAAGGTACGTATATCGAGTGTACACCTGATCACCCATTCCTGACTTATGATCGTGGGTATGTTCGAGCCGATGAACTGCGAATTGAGGAGCCTGTTGTGCCATTGCTCCTTCGAGATGCCTCCTCCAAGTCTGGAAGAGTCTATCAATCAGTCACTCAACCTGTTGACAGGAAGAATGAGCCTGTTCATCGAATGGTAGCATATGCTGTCCATGGGCTGGAACGTGGTCAAAGTCACCTAGATGTTCATCACATTGACTGCAATGGGAGTAACAACCTTCCAGAAAACCTTGAGGTACTAACGCGAGCCGAGCATCTCCGCCGTGAGCCTCGGCCGTTTCCAGTCACGACATTTGAACAGTGTTCAGCAGCTGGAAAAAAGCGTTGGCAGGGTAAATCTGCTGCTGAACGTGCAAGTGAGTTAGGGCCAATGCATTCCGGACGTGATAACTATTGGGATTCACTGTCTGTAGACGAAAGACGTGCTAGAAATACAGCAATTTGGCAATCTGTACCCGAACCTGTCCGTTTAGAACATGGTCGAAGTCTTGTCGCAACGAGGCGGTCGCTATCTATGGCTGAGAGAATTGCAAAGGGGAAGAAGCAAAGCCTTGCAATGAAAACCTACTGGGAGACAAAGACCCCTGAAGAGCGGCAAATAGCGAGACAGTGGTTAACTAATCATCGGGTTGCAGCAATTGAAGCTATTGGTGATGCAGAGGTCTTCGATTTGACCACAAGCACCCAAAACTTTGGCACGAATGCAGGTGTGTTTGTCCATAATACCTATGACATCATCAAAGGCCAGAAACCAGCGGGTGTGGAGGCTTTTTCTGCCCTTCAGCTCCTGGTTGAGCGCTCACAAGCCCGTTTCACCTCCGCATTCGCCTCCCGTGGAGAGATGTATCGCGCCTGGTTCACGACAGCCCTCGAATTAGAGCGTGCCTACGGTCCACAGGAGCGTATTTTGACCGTTGTGACCCCGAATAAGGGCTACACCTTCAAAGCCTTTCAAAAAGCCCAGCTCCAGGGCAATGTGTCCATCAAAGTTGAGGACGGCACCGATGCTCCCAAGACATCCTTGGGTAAGCGGGCCGCAATTGAGCACGCGAACCAACTTGCGCTTCTCAAACCGGACGATCCTGAACAGCGATACGCCCTTCTCAACGAATTGGGTCTCGGACACCTCGCTCCATCACTGAATGTCCACGTACAAACATCCCTCCAAATGCAGGATGCCTTTGAACGCTGGCTCCAGAACCCACAGGGGCCAAGTCCTCTCATCATGAAGCCCTGGTTTGACGCCCAAGTCCACTATGGTGAGCGTATCAAGTGGCTAAACTCGGATCATATGCGTGAGTTGATGGCACAGCAGTCAGCAGTTGAGCAGCTCGTCATGATTCACCTCCAAGAACTTCAAACCGCCCTCCTCCCCCCTCCACAAATGGGACCAGATGGCAAACCTCTTCCGCCTGAAGGTGTTGGTGGCGGACGTGCGATGCAGAACTCAAACACCAACTCAGGTGGGCCTGCTGGCAATCCAGCAACCAACCCATCGCCGCAACCTGCGGCATTTTAACCAGCCTCCTCTCGTCTGAGGTGGCACTCCAGACGCGGTCCTCTCCGCGATACCAAGAGTAGGAGATAGTATGTCCGATCTCAATGTTTCCGATCCATCATCCACGCCAGCAGTCAGCGATACCACTGCACCTACGCCAGACCCTGCGATAAGTGGTCAACCCGCACCGTCTGATGCGATACAACAGACATCGGCACCTGCTCCGACACCGCAGGCTCAGCCCGAACCGTCGTGGTTGAGGGGACGCCTTCAGGAAACTCGTGAAACCGCTATCCGTCAGGCGCAGCAACAGTTCGCGCAGGAACGGGCACAGCTTCAAGCACAGTTCGAGGCAACCCAACGTCAACTTCATGCTATCGTCGGCGTTACCCCGCAGGAGAATCCAGAGGTCTCGGCTGTTCGAAATCAGTTTCAGCAGCTCTATCCAGGGCTGTCACAACTGGAGCAGCGAGCCAACGACATTCTCGCCACCATCGAGCAGTCTGGGAACATTGAGTCCCAGAATAAGCACTACTGGAGCAGTTATGGACGGAACACAATGGACCGTCTGTATGAAGCCGCCAGTCAGTCTCTCGGTGGCCCACTTTCAGAAGAGGGCAAGCGTGCCCTTCATGCGTCCTTCTCAGGCTATGTGGCATCCTCGCCAGAGCTAACTGAGAGATACATGCAGGACCCCACGCTGGTGACTGAGTTCTGGCAGCAGTTCGAGAGTAATTTCATCGGACCTGTCAGGCGCGCATCCGGGGCAACTATCCAGGCTCAGACCGTGCAGAATCGCAATCTCCCTCGTGACACGCCTTCGGGCGCTCCGATGGCTGCAACGACTGCTGCACAACCCAAGAATCTGGACGAACGCACAGCAATGGCATGGTCCGCATATGAGGCAGCAAAAGGCCAGGGCCGCTAATCGACCCTTGGCAAGTAGGTAACAATCATGGCTGGTGCAGATAAACAAGCCCTCGACGCCATCTTCAAAGATGTGTTCGAGGACGGTATTTCGGAAGGGGTCAATCAGAAGAACCCTCTCCGCGATATTATCAAGACGGAAACGTCGCCCTTCAAGGGCCGCGAGATTGTGAAACTCGCTCACACCTCACGCAACACGTCTCCGATGTTCGGTGGTGAAGACTCTCTCCTGGCGGATGCCGGACAGCAGGGCTATTCTCGGCTGTTCGTGGACCAGCGAAAGCTGATGTCACGTATCCGTATGACATGGGAAGTCATGCAGGACTCGACCTCCAGCGAGGGCGCGTTCATTTCGGCTCGTAAGTCAGAGATGCAGTACCTGATCGATGACAACGCGCGTCGGGATGAGTATGCTCTGGCATCGGATGGCCGAGGCGTGCTGGCTCTCATTGATGAGGCTACACCGTCCGGCGATACAACGCTAGAACTCGATGCCCCTGGTGGTATCACGAACGACAACTTTGGCAACCGCTTTGTTAGCACAGGTCAGTACATTGGTGCGGTGAACCCGGCAACGGGCTCCCTCCGAACTGGTGTAGTGAAGGTCACGGCTGTCAACAGTGATGGCACTGACGTCACGACTGATGCAGCTCCTAATGCTGCGTGGGTCAATAGTGACTATATCGTGCAGGTCGCCAATTCTGCCGTCACGGATGTGAACGACACATCCTACGAACGTGCGTGGTGGGGCCTGATGGCTCTTGTGGATGATGGAACCTACCGTGCCAATTACTTTGGTGTGGATAGGACCAACGTTCCGGCCTACAGTTCGTATGTCAATGCCAGTACAGGTGCCCTCTCGGTGGATCTGATACAGCGTGTATCAGATATCATGGACCAGAAGCTCGGTGGAAGCTCCGACATCATCCTGGCCCATCACAGCATTCGTCGTCTGGTCGTTCAGCTGACAGATGCTGACCGGCGCTACTCGGGTGCAAACCTGATGAAGCCGGATGCAGGCACGGTTGCGTTCAAGCAGGGTGACATTCCGTTCGGGAACGTCCCTGTTCGAGCAGTCCGTGACTTCCCGCTCGATGTCATGATGTTCTTGGATGTCAAGAACGCTGGCTTCAAGGAGTATGTCTCCGAGCCTGGGAAGTGGGTTGACGAGGATGGTCAGGTTCTCACGCGAGTGGGAACAGGAACATCGGCTCGCGATGCGTTCGAGGCGTGGTATCGAATTCGCAAGCAGTATTTCCTGGAATATCCAGCATACTGTGCGAGACTTGACGGAATCACTGGTCAGTCGCTGGTTGTGCAGCGCGCGGCTGGTTCGTAATCGTTCTAACTTCGTGTGGGTGGGGATCATGGTGGTCCTCACCCACTCGCGGGTTTTTGTGGGGTTATTCATGCGTTATGTGACCGTGATCAATCGAACCAATCAGATACTCAAAGGTGTCTGGGATGGTAAACATGTCGAAATCGTTCCGGGTAAGCACTCATTTCCAGAAACACAGGCACGGAAGTTTCGTGAGCAGAATCCTGTCATGGGCAGTGAAAATCCTATGACTGGGAGAATGAACTATAAGCTGGGTATCGAGGAATTGAACGATGACTGTTCACCCATCACAACTGTTGTAGATGCTATTGAGCGGTGGGATCGCAGTAAGCTTGTTGGTGCGAAGCCCAGTGAAGTTGTTGATGGTGACAATGGGCTCTATGCACTCGGACGAACAGCAGGCTCCCCGCCTCTGCCATATGATGCAGGATTCGTCAATCCGGAAAGTTAATGGCTCTCCCCAATTACATTAGGGACCATAATCCATTTCACCTTGCTGGCCCGCCACGTTGGTGGCTCCGGCAGTTATGGGACTTTGACGCCTCTCTGGTGGTCATTCCATCGCGACAGGGATTCTACTACCGTCTCGCTCAGCGCCGCAAGCTCAACTTGCCAGAGCGAATCACAAATGAAGCCCTCTTTAAGGAATCCGATACCAAGATGTTGGCTTCCTACTCACTTGTCCCCGTGACGACCATTCTGGCCACTGCGAACTGGGGCAATCCACTCCTCTTCCAGGAACTCGCCGAACGTGCTCCGTGGCGACAGGGTGGGGCTGAGAAGGTTCTTAACGTTATTGAATCACATGAGGCAGCAAAGCGTGATGCAATTGATAAAACAATTGTGTCAAACACAACCGATGCTGCCAAGGATGGGTGGAAGCTCTACCGCAAGAAAATAGGGTTAGGGCGTTCCTTCCATCATGCTCCTGGGGTTCTCTCCCCAAAGGCTATCTAATACCGGCCTGAATGAGTATTAGCGGTCTGTTCTGACTGACTCAGAACACCTCTCGAAAGTAACAACCAATGGCTCTTGCTCTTGAAAATGCTAACAACGTCCGACAGAAGGTCTTCAGTGCGCTGGGGAATCTGACAGGGACAACAGCGGGATCTGGCAATCCCTATGCCTTCTATGCAATGAAGGCATTCTTCCTGAATCATGCAGCGAATAGTGGAAATGCGGATCTCCAGTTCGTCGACATCGATCAGCTCTCTGTGGATGACTCTCAGGGTCAGGATCATGGAATCGATGCGGCATGTCAGGTGTACGCAGTGTGGCTGAAGAAACAGAACTCTGCTACTGATGTGGCGTATGCCCTCATTGATAACGCAGCTACCGACTCGGCTGAAGGCACTCAGACAGTGTTCTCCATCGTGTTGGATGAGGCGAGTGCGCAGGCCCTTATTGTCTCACCAACAGGTCTCCCAGTTACCCTCGGCCTCGTGTCGAAGGCATGGACAACTGTCTTTGGTGTGACAGATGCGACGAGTGCGGAAACCCCAAGTGGGTTTATTATCGTAGGTGCTGCCTAACATTGTTGGGTAGCTAGTGTTGCGGGGTGGTGTAAAGCGCATCTCTGGCTCATAACCAGAGGGACCGGGGCAGTTCCGGCGACCGCAACCATATCTTGACTAGGGAGTTTTCTTTCCTCATCGCCCGGTATGGAGGAGGGGCCTAGTCCCCCTCCTCACGCGGGCAAGGACTTTTCTCATGGCTATTCGAAGTGTTCGACGTCAGGCAACGAATCCTGGTGCTGTCTCTGGCACATCAACTGCTTCCCCCATCTATGTGGACAGTGATGACAATATTCTGAAGATCATTCCTGCTTCAACGGGGACAACTGAGGTCCAGGTTGTTGATGCGTCCAGTACGCAGACCCTGACCAACAAGACCCTGACGGCACCTGTTATGACAAATCCTGTTGTTACAAGTGCTCCGGTCAATCATACGACAGGGACATTGACTCTTGTCGCAGCAACGCATGCATTTAAAACGGTAACATTGAATGTGTCAGCTGGCTGTACTATCCAACTTCCAGCGGCTTCTGGAACGGGGAATAAGTATCGCTTCTTTGTTGGAACCACATCCGCAACGGGCTATGTGTTTAGTCCAACAGGTGATGATACCCTTTTTGGCAGTGCCCATGTTGGTGATACTGGTGACTCGGCAGCCGCAATTGCCGACTTGTTCCATACGGCTGCTGGGGACAATACGGTGACAGGACACACAGCAAACGGTAGTGGTGTCAAGGGCTCAACACTTGAGTTCGAGGATGTCACAGCAGATGAATGGGCTGTCGATATTGTTGGTCAAGGTGCGGCTGATCCAGCGAACCCATTTAGCACTGTATAATGGCTAAGACCGTTCAAATCCTCGGTTTTGCACCAAACGTCATCAAGACGCCTGATGTAGAAGGGGCCGAACGGTGGTGTATGAACAATCCTCGGGGCATGTGGGGCCACTACCCACATGTCTCGAAGGGTTGGACTCGCTGGTTCAACTTCCACAGTATGAAGCACCAGCTGGCTCGTTACCCACACGGCGTCAAGTGGTTCCGCGAAAAGGATACATCTCGTCCAATCTACCTTCAGAAGGTTGACCCAACTATTTCAGCCAGTGTGGCCTACCCACGCGAAGCGGTAATGGCTCACTTTGCTAATGATGGCATTCCGGAGACCTTCTTTACCTGCTCATGTTCATTAATGCTAGCCCTTGCTATCATGGAAGGCTTTGAGCGCATCGAACTCTATGGGTTCATGTGTAAGAAGGATTACGAGCATGCCTTCGAGCGACCATGTATCGCCTACTGGGTTGGTCGAGCACGGGGAGCAGGCATTTCAGTCTACTTTCCGCCAGGGGTAGACATTGTAACATCAGATAAGTTCTATGGATGGGACACAACACCTACTGAGTAATGTCCAAGTCGGTAATCATCCACGGCCGCAGGGTATCTCGACTCTCACCACGTCATGGGCGTGAAGATCATGAACTCTGGGGTGTTGCACGAGGCAATACACGGTTCTGGTCTGGACAACTGCTGGATTGGACTCGCTGGTTTGATCTCCATCCCATTGATGACAGTAACCCAAGCTTTGTTGGAATTGAGCAACGAAGACCGGCTACATTTTTGTGGTATTGCCAGCAGACGGCAGAGCGTCCCATTTATTTACAGCATCATGACCCTCGCATTCCTGGCTCAGTTGAATTTCCCTTGCACGCACTTCAACAGTATTTCGCTATTGATGGGCAGCAGAATACCCACTTTACGTGCCAAATTGACTACATGATTGCCTTTGCACTTATGGAGGGATTTGATCACATCATACTCAATGGAATCGGGACAGCCGAAACATTACACCATTACCATCTTCATCGTGGCATTCCCTATTGGATGGGGGTTACACGGGGTATGGGACGGCGTATCACACTTGAAGGACCATCAATCTTTCGTTCCCCCGACCAGTTGTATGGCTATGAAATAGCCGGTACCGATACGCCCTTGAGCCGTGCTGAAACGCGTGAAATCCGCCGTCTTGCAGATCGACGCTTTCCAGGCGAGCCAGAGATATGAAGTCAGTCATTATCCATGGCAAACGGGTAAGTCTTGAGTCTCCCAAAACTGGACGGCCAGATGCTGAACTCTGGGGTGTGACACGTTCCAATACCCAGTTCTGGAATGGCCAACTGACAGATTGGACCCGCTGGTTTGACTTGCACCCAATTGAGCGTACGACCTACTATCCAGGTGTTCGCAACATTCGCCCTAAAACCCTCTGGTGGTATGCAAAGCAGGGTGCAACGAAACCTATTTACCTGCTCAAAGCAATCCCTGAAGTGGTGGCCTCTGTTACGTTCCCGCTGGACGCGGTGTTGAAGGAATTCCCTCGTGAGAAGCATTGGTATACGTGCCAGGTGGACTACATGATCCCCTTTGCCATTCTTGAAGGCTTCACGCATATTATTCTCAACGGCATTGGTGTCAACAAAATGCCCGAATACCTTCAACGTCACGCAGGAATCCCCTATTGGATTGGATTGGCTCGTGGAATGGGAATAGATATTGAGGTAGATCCACCCTCTGTCTATCGGACACCCCCTACACTGTATGGGTATGAAGCTGCACCACAGGTGCTGCGGAACAAAGAAATTCGGTTTAGGTAAAGGACTATAACATGCCAGGCGGAGATATTTATCAGGGCCAAATAGCATTTGGTCAGGCCCCATTTTCAGTCGATGTGACACTGGACGACTCTGGTGGAACACTCTTGACCTATACGACCAAGAGTGCCAATCATCAGATTGTGATTCAGAAGATTGTGCTTTCCATTCACACGCAGGCCAACACGAAGAAGTTTACGGTTACATCATCCACTGGCAATCCAGTTAACATTGCCGGTCACACATCTTTGACCGCTGCGGCCGGTGTGCCATCTGTCGTTGAGTGGGATTTTGGTCCTCATGGGGTAGCACTAGCAGTAGCGGCCAGTATGGTAGTTGCTACAACAGCAACGTCATCGATATTGGGTGTTGCTCACATTGAAGGCTACGAGAAACTCGTCGGAGCTGTTGCGGCTGGATCAACTAACTAAGCAGGTGAACTCATGGCAGCACCACCGAAAACATATACTGTTGAATCGTTGGTGGAAAGTGATCATTATGCCCTGGAGGCCAGGCTCAATGCAATCACGCAAGCTGGTGGAACTATAGAATTCATTCTTCCTTGTACCACCATTAAACCTGATGATCAGGGTTACTTTCATCTGATGATCGTTTCATCAACGACTCAGCACTAGCTATGCTCCGCCTTTACAATACCGGAGAATCGATCAAATTTACAGACGGTGAAGAAGACTTATGGCCTATACATCTGGCAGGCTCCTTGCAGGTCAAACTGCTCTTACCGTTACAGCGGTTGCCATTTCATCGACGAGTCATGCAATCCGTGAAGTCCTTATTCAGGCGGATGCTGCAAATACTACGAATGTCGTCGTAGGGGATGCAACGGCACAGTATGTGGCCTTGACGCCTGGGCAGGCTATTACAGTTCCTATTATATCTCTTCAGCTCATCTACGCAAAAATGGCCTCTTTAACTGGCACAGTCAACTGGTTGGCTAGAGACTAATGCAGGGTAATCTCGAAATCAGCGGCGGAACTGGAACTGGTGATATTACTGGAGCATCTGATTCCTCAGTTGATAATGAAATTGTTCGTTGGGATGGGACTCAGGCAGCCAGCATCCAAGGCTCTGGGATTACCATTGCTGATGGTGCATCTGGCACGCTTGCAGGAACAAACAGTGGGGATGTTACCCTTGCTGGAACACCTGACTACATTACACTTACTAATCAGGTCATTACTAGGGGTGAGATCCAGAACGATGATATTCGTGACGGCGGGGCACTTACTGTCATAGGCCGATCCGCGAATTCATCTGGAGACATAGCAGACATTGCAGCTGTGGCAGCTTCAGCAGCAGTCCTGCGTGAATCAGGCAGCACGATAGGCTTTGGCACTGTAGCTACAGCTGGTATTGCAGACGATGCAGTTACATTTGCAAAGTTGCAAGATATCGCAACCGATCGGCTCATCGGACGTGATACGGCTCTGACAGGTAATCCAGAAGAGCTAACGGTTGGTGGTGGGATTGAGTTTACCGGTTCAGGAGGAGTTCAACGATCTGCTCTCACTGGAGATGTCACTGCGGCAGCAGGCAGTGGGACAACTGCTATTGCAGATAATGCAGTCACAGATACTGATCTGCGGGACTCTGGGGCACTATCAGTTATAGGACGCTCCGCAAATAGTAGTGGGGATCCTGCTGATATTGCGGCTTCTGCTACATCTGGGGCAGTCCTTCGCGAATCCGGAAGTACCCTTGGTTTTGGGACAGTCGCTACAGTAGGGATTGCCGATGACGCAGTTACCTTCGCTAAACTCCAAGAAATTGCTACTGACCGCCTTCTTGGTAGAGACACGGCATTAACTGGTAATCCAGAGGAGTTAACAGTAGGGGGTGGAATCGAATTCACTGGATTAGGTGGAATTCAGCGCTCAGCCCTTACGGGTGATGTGACTGCTGCGGCAGGCAGCGGCACTACAGCGATTGCCGACAATGCCGTTACCAACACGGATATTAGAGATTCTGGTGCGTTATCGGTCATAGGACGCTCAGCGAATAGCTCAGGTGACCCAGCAGACATCACCACGACCGCTGCATCTGCTGCCGTATTGCGTGAATCTGGCAGCACGTTGGGCTTTGGGACCATTGCCACCGCTGGTATCGCCGATGACGCTGTTACCTACGCCAAAATCCAGGATGTCGCCGTATCTGATCGCATCCTTGGTCGCGACACCGCTGGGGCAGGTATTATTGAGGAACTAACGACCAGTGCTGTCCTTGATATGGTTGGCACGACGAGGGGCTCAATCGCCTACCGGGGTGCCTCTGGTTGGGCCATCCTTGCACCAAATACGGATGGTTACGTGCTCACAGATGCTGGTGTTGGCGCAGACCCAGCATGGGAAGTAGCAGCAGGTGGTGGATTCCAGACCCAAGCCTCCTCAGCAACAGGAACACAAAACAACTTTGATTTGAGTTTTCGCCGGACCATCTTGCGCTGTTCGGGGGCGAGTGCTCTCATTATCACGGGATTTCAGGTAGGGACTGCTACTCCCCTTGATGGTGATCAAGTGATCGTTATCAATGCCGGCACGTCCACCGTACGTGTTGCTTATGCTGACACCGGCTCAACGGATGTCCATCGCATTCTGTCTCCAAGCACACGAGGACAGATCGTTGGTGTCGGTGGTGTCATTACGCTGGCCTACAACACCACTGATAATCGCTGGCGCGTCGTTGGAGTTGACGTTGGAACGCCAATCCCAATTGCGTTCAGTGCTGGGAACTTCACGGGCGGGGGATCGATGACATGGACTGTGGACTCGGGAGATGTACTCTCGGAGACATATACTCAGTTTGGCACGATTCTCAAGATCATTCTCAATGTCTCTGCTTCTACGCTTGGTGGCACGGTGAGTAGTGCTGTGTATTTTGCCCTACCAAACGGATTCACGATTCCATCTAGTCTCCTGGAAGTGTACATTTATGGTCGATTGTTCGATAATGGAGCTTGGGTCGCTGCACTAGGCATCATTTATGGTGCAGCATCAACAACCGCAGCCCAGTTCGGGCTAATAGCCGGCACAAATCTCACGCTCGTGACGAATGGGTTTGCTCTCCAAGGAAATATGAGTTTTACAATTGACTAATTTGGGACGGCAGCCGCAAGACAGCTTAGCGAATAACAAGGAGTAGACATGGCTTTTTCAACTACAGCACGGAATCAAGCACTCGACGGGATCACGGGCGTTACGTCTAAGATTCCTTGGACTGTGCAAGCATTATAAGCCAATGACTAACTATACGATTACGCTTCCGGATCGGCTGAATTTGCAGCTTCTGCGACATGTCGCGCGGGTGAATGCGGATACGAGTGTGCCCCGTGAGCGGGATCTTACCCCCGAGGGCGTACTCTTGGCACTGGTGTCCCCATTCTTGGTATCACGTGCGCGTGATGCGGACGAGGAAGACAATGTCGCCTTGGTCGAGTCCTACCGATCACTTGATGTGGTGAAGCAAGAAGATGTGCGGCAATACATTGCTGACGCACACATCACACAATCCGAAAGTAATCCTCGATAATGTCAACACTGCTAAGCACTCTTGAAACTTCTGCACGATTGCACCTGAATGAATCGACGGCCTCATTCTGGTCATCTGCTGAGCTGGTCGATATTGCCAACCAAGGCTATCGAGACTTGTGGCGAGATATCGTTGACCTGAAGCAGGAACACTTCCTGACCAATGATGTGACAAATGTGTCTCTGGCTGCTGATACCGCTACCCTTACTGGTGTGCCGACCAATGTACATAAGGTCTATCTCATTGAGCCCAGGGATGTCTCTTCAACCAGTTCCAATCGAAACCTCCACTTTCAACCGCTTGACTATAACCATGCACGGTTTTCTGGTTCTCGGTCGTCCGCAAATATCGATCCTCAGAATGGGGTTATTTACTACTCCATCACGGGTGCTGGAGCCCCAACTGATGATAGTGGAGCCACAACGACAGTAATCTATGTAGCCCCCAAGGTTACGTCAGCCGTGACGCTGCGATTTGCGTATGTTCCAACGCTGGCCCTCCGGACAGCAGCGCAATCAAATCCAATCCCTGGCGAATCGGATAATGCCATCATTGCCTGGATGGTTGCCTTCGCCCGAGCAAAGGAACGTGAAGATCGATCCCCTGATCCAGCCTGGCTCGCGATCTATGCGACTGAAAAGCAACACCTCCTCCAAAGTCTTGGACTGCGTCAATACCATGAACCCACTGTTGTAGATGGTCTCTTTGATCCGTACTGGTCATAACGTAAGCCCATGCCATGTTGGGCAAGATTGCTGTCCGCACCTTCGAGTCTCCTCCGTTTATCACTGGAAATGGCTACGGCTTGAGAATTAGCCTCGAGAACGAGATCAACGTCTTCTTAGATACGCTCGATCCTCGGCATGTTCTTGACCTCACGTTCCAACTTCAGACTGTTGACAAGTATAGTGAGCAATCAATCTATCTTGCCACAGTCACTTACAGGATAAATACATAATGGCACTTCTTGCAGCACATCTCCGCGAGCTAACAAATGAGGAACTCGCCCTCGATGTAGCGATTGTTGATGCTGATGGTGTTCAAATCACCGACTTCACGACAACAGTTACATTCCCTGCCGCACCTGCAAATGCAGCAATTACTACTGTTGCTGTTACCTCGGTTACAGGTGTTGTACTGGCAGCTAATGCAGACCGTAGACAATGCATCATTCACAACGATTCGTCCTCAAAGGTATTCTTGGCCTTTGCTGCGACAGCGACGACTACGGCATTCTCAATTGAACTGGGAGCGAATTCGACCTTTGTGAGTGAGGTGAATACCTATACAGGTGTGATCAGTGGTATCAAGTCCACTGGTACAGCAAACTTGCGCGTTACCGAAATCACTGTCTAACGTCTCGTAAAGGCACCTGAGTGGCTGGCAAACTGAATCTCTACGATGTCGGTGGTGGAGGAGTCAACCTCGTCAAGAGCCCTCTCCAACTAGCGGACAACGAAGCGACACAACTCCAGAACGCGGAATATACACGGGATGGTGTCGCTGGAGGTACAGGTGCGCTCAGTAAACGTGGAGGGCTGGCGAAACTCAACTCGTCAGCCCTCAGCGGCTCCGTGACCGGAATGTTAGGGCTGAACCTCAAAACAACCTATACCCGCACCCTCTATGCAGCTCGTGGGGATGAAGATACCAATTCCTTCATGACATCCACAGATGGGGCTACATGGACCGATACGGCTACCCCACTTGACCCAACGAACCTTGATTTCCACGCAACCCTCGATGGGGAATTCGTAGCCCGTCGTATTGCAGCATTTCGCAATTACTTGGTCTATGCTGGTTTTGACTACACCCAAAACACCGATAAACCCGTCATCAATATATGGGATGGCACGATTGGGACGGAAATCTACGAGGTTCCTTTCGGGCCTTCAGCGACGGCAAGTACTCCAGCCTACGTCATTACCGACTTCCTCGTCGCCAATGGCACAATCTACTTTGCCGTCCACGACCCAACATCGGATTCAGGACCAAGTTATGCTGGACGGGTACTGTCTCTTAACCTAGAAACTGGCATCATTTCACAAATTGCCTCTGCCTTCGGGGACGGCACGAATGAGGTCGACAACGGCTATCCATCCTGCCTCGCCTATTACCAGAACCGCCTCTGGGTTGGTTTGAATAGTGGTGGCACCACTGATGGTATTGGTGAGGTGGTCAGCTGTATCCCAGAACTGGACACAACCTGGACGGTTGATGTCTCAAATCTGAGTGGGAACCCCTGCTCCCTAGCCATCTATCAAGGGGATCTCTACGCCGGACTTCGCTCATCAGCATCTACCAATGCGAGGGTGTCACGGCGAACGGCCTCAACTGGGGCGTGGACGACATCATTTACATCTGCTGGGGGTGTGCTCGGTGAAGCTCATATTGCCTCGCTGACCGTCTACAATGACAAGTTATATGGTGTAGACTACTTCTCCGATGTGGACGATTCGGCTCAGGTAGACCTAGTTCATATCATCAAGTGGGACGCCTCCTCATGGACCACTGACCGTGATGTCGATGCGAATGACAGTCCAGCTGCTGTGCCACAACTGCCAGGGGGGATGGCCATTCTGAATGACAAGCTCTACGTCGTCTTTTCAGCGACAGCATCCAATCTGGCTGATGGTTTCATTATGGAAAAGTCGGCAGATGCCGGTTCCTGGTCGAAGGTTGCGACGGATAACTTTGCTGGCCCCATTGCGGTCCTGGTTACGAGATCCTAATGGCTTTTTTACTCGCGCAGGGCGGCTCGACACTCTACAAACTCAATCTCTCCACTGGTGTGGCGACAGCCCTCACCCTCCCGACAGGGGTCACACTCTCCACAACTAGACGGCCGAGGTTTGCTGTACTCAATCAGTGGATTGTGATGACCAATTCCCCAACTAGGAATCTCGCGATTGATCCAGAGGGGACTGTGCGTGTTCTCGTGCCTTACCCACCTGCCCACCCACCAACAATGGCAGCTGGGTCTGGTACCGGCCTCACCGGAGCCTACCAGTTCAAAGTGAGCTATATAGTCACAAATAGTGATGGTGACTTGCTGATGGAGTCAGCACTAAGTCCGCCTTCGGTGGCGGTAACGTTGGCTAATCAGAATGCCTCTCTTACCGACATTGCCAGGTCAACAGATTCCATCAGTGCAAGGCGCATCTACCGCACCCTGACTGGTGGAGCTGTGTATTTTCACCTTCTTGATCATGAGGGGAATACATCAGAAGCGCTGATCAATAACCTCTCCGATGCCTCATTGGAGCTATTACCCGCCCTTTCAGATACTCTAACATCCCCTCCAGGCACCATTGCTGGTATCCGGTTCAAGTATATTGTCGAGTGGAAGTCTCGCCTCTGGGCCATTAGCGATGAGCCTAACCTGCTTGATACCATCTTTGTTACGGAGACCAATAAGGTCTATGCGTGGCCAAACACGCTAACGGCCTACCCAACTGGGCAGGATGAGGTGGGTTGTGTTGCCCTTGCACCCCGACGCAATCAGCTGGGCATTCTCAAGCGAAATGGGCTCTGGCAGATTAATGCCTCCTCAACGAGCACGGGTGTGTCACTTGCTAACACCTCGATCCAGCAGATCACATACGGCAAAGCTGGCTGTGTAGCTCCTGAGACCGTCGTGGTTGTGAATGACAAAGCCTATTGGCTCGGCAATGATGGGGTTTATGAGTGGACTGATAATGGCGTACAAAATGTCAGTGAGGACCTCGTTGCACCGTGGTTCAAAACCGATACCTACTTCAACCGCTCTCAGTTCCCGAATGCCTTTGCGAAGTACAATGAACTTAGGAATCAGTATGAACTTCACCTCGCTGCGGTGGGCAGTAGCAGCATAGATCGCTGGTCTTGGGCAGGTCGTAGGCTTCATACATCGCCTGCACGTACTGGTCGGGCAACCCGTTCTGCCGAAACAGCTTCGAGCCGAGAAACGGCGGATTGCCGATGATGAAGTCCGCCTCCGGCCAGCGAGCCGGCCGGGCAGGCAGAGGGGCCTGCA